CTCGTCCTCAAGCTTCTGCGGGCGACGGACACAGCGAATGTCAATCTCATACCGCTGGTCAGGGCGCGGGTACATGGCGTACTGCTGGTACCCGTGCGTGTCACGGAGAGGGCGGGACCGGTCAGGGATGTACTGCCCGTCGTCGACAAACGTGCCCTTGTTGACGTGGTCGACCCGCATCTCGGCAAGGAGGTAGAACTTCTCCTTGTTGTCCAGAAACGCCCTGTCAGCCGCCAACGTACTCACGCCCCGCGTAAGCGAGTCGTACGGCACAGACGGGCTTAGCTCGATGTCGCGGACACGGCGGCGGTAGATGCGCACATGGATGCCCGACTGGTTCTCGGAGACGCGCACACCACTCGCCGTGTAGTCAGCCGCTGCCGTCGTCGTCAGTCGCGTCTGAAAGCCCAGGACGTACTCGATGTTAGGGACTGTAACCACGATACCGGTGTATCGGCCTGCGTTGGGAACCTCCGCCACCGCAATCTTAGCGGACACAGGACTCGGCGCTGACTCGTAGCGGGGCTCCCGAATGCGGTTGTCCGCCACCTCATTGTTGGCTGTAGACGCAATGGTCTGGCCCGTGTTGAACCAGTTCTTCGCGTACGAGTCCCACTTGGTCAGTCCGGGGAGGCGGAAGTCCGCATCCCGCTTGCCCCACGTGTACGTGACGATGTACTCGAACTCACCAGGGGGCTCTGGTCCTTTCCACGTCGTGGTGCTGGGAGCCTCAACGCGCGGGGCTCGTCCCGGCCCTTCCAGCTGGAAGTGCTCGCGACGGAAGGCAACACGCGGGATGCCGGCGGCCACCTGGCCCCGAGGTCCGACGAGCGTGCGCTGCTCGGCCTCGTCCTGCCCCATCACGTCGAGCGGGTACTGCTGCGTGTTGTTGAACAGCCGCATCGAGCGCATGGTGATGAGGTCATCGGGCAGGGCGTAGTCTTCGGTGTAGATGCGCCACTTGAAACCGGGGATAATTGTGCTGCCATTTGACACACCAGCTGTCACCCCGTGGGTTTCGAGGTCGAACGGGTGCACGAGCGTCATCTTCCACTTGTCAACAGCACTGTCGAACCAGATTGTACGAATCTGATTACGCACAATGTGCGTGCTCGTGGTGATCTCAATCACCCGCCCGTCCCACGACCTGTCTGTCTTCCACGTCGTGGTGTATGCCGCATCAGTATCCGCATCAGCGACGGTCTTCGTGTACGTCGTCACGAACGTCCACGGGTCTACAGCTGCGGAAGTAAGGGCGTTATCACCCAAAGGCTCAATGGTGTCGGTGTCCGAGGCGGACACTACGTCTGGCTCGGTCGTGGCCTGTAGGGTGTCCTCGAAGAACAGGTACGGGGCTTCACGCGCAAGCTGGTTGTATGCGCGATTGACAAAGCCTTTGATGCGCTTGGCGGCCTCCGGTGACTGGTCAGGGGACCAATCTGCCTGGGCAAACATGGCTTCGCGAATCTCTGCCAAGTTCATCTATCACCCCCGGCAGTCGATAAACGCGAGCCCCGAACCGCCTGCTGAGATGTTCTGTACCGCGACCCCTACCACACAGGCAAGGGCAATCGTCGCGTGAGCAATCGCCAGGCCGCTACCGGCTTCAGTGCCGCCCGTCGTGATTGCCTCGGTGTCGTTAATGGCCGCACCAGAGCCAGCCTTTACGGTACCAAGTCCGCGCCGAAGAACGAACCCGTAGTAGCCCGCCGGGATAGCGTGCTGGGCGACCCCGAAACACCTCACAGAGGGAATCAGGGTCGCCGCAGTTGTCACCACGCCACGGTACTCCGTGGACGTGGTGTTACGCATGACAACCTCACCCGCCGCCAGCGCTGCCGCACCCTCATTGAGGATGTAAACCCACTCCTGCGTTCCCTTATCGAGCAGTTCTACGGTAAGAACTGACCCGAGTCGAACTTCAGGATTGGCAGCAACGCTGACGGAGGTGACGGCCATCAATCAGCCTGGGCAGTTGATGTAGCAGGTCGCAAGGGCCGTTGCGAGCACGGTTTCAGTCGAGAAACCGAACGCGTGATCTGTCGCCGCCGCGTTATCCGCTGTTCCGGTCACTGCGTTCCCGGCCTTGATAGCCGTGTTCGCTGTAATACCACCGGTATCTGCCGTCACTTCGCCCACACCCTTGCGCAGGATGAAGCCGTACGAGCCCGCAGGGATGTCGTGCTGGGCCACACCCAGCACACGCATCGTGGGCGCACTTACAGGTGACAGCACAGCATCGTACGTCACCGTAGCGGCGTCGCGTGCGCAGACCGTGCCCTGCGCGAAGGCAGTGCTGGCCTCATCGTTGAAGACGTAGACCCACTCCTGGAACCCGTTGTCACCATCAGGGACGGTGAGAACGAAGCCCAGAGGGCACTGCTGGTCCGTAGTGACGGTGGTGGGGCTAATGCCCGCTGCGGTAAATCCCATGATGGCCTCCTACGGCGTGGCTGCGCCAGTGATGACGAGGTTGGCCCGACGCTGGGTCGTGTGAATACCCATCATCAGCACGATTTCGTAGCGGTACAGATCCTGGTCCGGGATACGGAACGGACCACGCACGGCGAAGTCACCCTTCGTCTCCTTGGAAGCGTCATGGCCCAAGGTGAAGGAGTACCACGTCGGAGTCTTGAACCCGTAGATGACACCGTCAGCACCAGCAGTCGAACTGTCCGTGCCCGCTCCGAGTGCCGTGTAGGCGGTATCGGTGATGTCGATGGCATCGTCAAGGAAGAAGTCCGCGTTGAGGAACTTCACACCCTGACGCACCTGACCGGGGGCCTTGTCGCCCTCGACCTTGGTGACGCGCACCTGATCATCGAGGTCTTCGATGTAGTTCAGGTAGGACTGCTCATCGCCAATCATCAGGTCAACGTCACCAAGCGTCTTGCCCTCACGGGAAGCCGCGAAGTACGCCTTGCGCATCTGCGCACGACCATCGACAGCGAAGGACGTGATGTCCTGGTACTGGTTGAACCAGCCCGAGATGGGGTCAGCTGCCGCAGCCTGGCTCGCCAAGTTGTGCACGATGGCCTGCTGGCTGGCCGTGCTCTTGAGCGAGAAGAGGCCGTCGCGGGCCGTGCCGTCCGGGGAGAACCTCACGTTGCCGTTGAAAGTGCAGAAGCTTCCAACGCCAGTACCCGTTCCCGTTCCCAGCTGCTTGGCGATGCGCTCGTGGAAGTCCGCGAGAGCAAGCTCCGGGTAGTGCTGGAGGATGCGGGCGAGGTCCATCTCACCGTTGGCCTCGGCCAGATCCTTGCCGGGAACGTCGAACGCGTAGATGAGACGCGGAGCAACGACCTGGCCGCGGTGAGCGTTCTGCGAACGGCCACCAGCGATGATCTCGGAACCGGTGTTCACGTGCGTGACGGTACCGGGGCCACCAGTAACGACGGCGAACTCACGACGCGGACCCTTCAGGCTCGCGCGGTCCATGTTGCCGCCCATGAGAATCTTATCGAGCAGCGGGTGCCACTTGACGAACAACTCGGAGTACGCTGGCATCAACTCGTCGAGAGCAGTCGCCAGAACGTCAGGAGAGATAGGCATTACCGCCCCCTCTTAGATGGGTTGAGTGCAAAGCGTGCAGCTTGCGAACGAAGATCCCTGAACGAGGTGGCTTCCACCTTATCAGGCAGGGCCATCTGTTCACTCGACCGCGCCTGGGAAGTAGCCCCAGACGTGAGCGAGGCCCCTGGCCGCGGGGCTGAAGGGCTCTCCGCCCCCCCTGATAGGCGCAACGCGTATTCGTCTGGAACACCGTCCGCCTTGGCCTGCCGTGCTGCGTGCAGCGCGGCAGCAGGGAGACGCGCCGCCGTAGCAGCCGTCTCCATCTCCCAGCCCTCGTCGAGCAACGCGACGAACGTAGCGGCCAGGTTGTCGTCCTCGAACAGGTCGGCGTTCTCGGACTTGAACCACCGGGCGTACTGGTCCGCCTCGCGCTCAATCGTGGCCTCGACATTGGACTGGTAGTCCTTGTACGTCTTCTCCAACTCGCCGTACTTGGACTCCCACTCGGTCTTCGCCGTACCTTGCGCCTCTTCAAGCTCTTTGATCTTGGCGGCATACTCGGAGATACGTGGGTCTTCTTTCCCCTCAAGGAGCGAGTTATACAACTCCTTCAGGGACTGTGCGTCGTCCACCATCGAAGCGGCTCTGTTGTCGGCCCACTTCTGGTAGTACGTCTGCATAGGCGTGGCCCAGCCCCGGATTTGCTCCGGCAGGCTGTCGACCTCGCCCTTCCAATCGTCCCATCCGAACTCGTCTGCGGATGGGAAAGCAGAGGGCTGCTCCGATGCCTCTTCACGGACTTCGGATTCAGATGATGCACTACCCGGATCTGGAGCAGCCCCTGCTTCCGGTGCCGTGTCGACGGCAACTTCTGTCTCTTCCGATTCCATCAAGCCTCCTTACCCTGTGCATTACGGGCAGCCGTAATGCGGATCAGCGCCAAGTTGGCGCGAGGAGACTTGTCATTCCCGAAGACTGACTTGGGCATACCGTCGTACTCTTCGCCCTCGTCCTCGTCCTCTTCGGTGTCGTCGTCTTCATCATCTTCGGAGTCGTAGCCCGGTTTCGCAACCAAGTCGTACCCGTGCTCATCGAGGAGAGAGCGAAGCTCTCCCTCCGAACCCGGCGGGTCTTCTTTCAGGTCACGAAGTAGTTCGTTCATCATAGGCATAGAGAACTCTCTAAGACGTGTCTACTAGACGAAAACTTTATTGTCAATCTCTCCGCGCTTCTTTGCCTTCTCAGCACGCCGCTGTTCGTGCTGTTGCGCAAGGTCACGATAACCACGCCGCTTGGCAGTCTTCTCTGCCTTCTCGCGGGCGGTATCTACGTGCTTACGCCAAGAAGTAGAGTCCGCGCTCATCATGTCCCAGCCCGGGTTCTGCTTCTTGTACTCGCGAAGCTCGGACGCAGACTCAAACGTGCGCCCAATCTGGCTCACCTTGAGTGGCTTGGACGGCATCGGACCCACTGTCATCACCGCCCCAATCCGAATGGTGATGGAGCTATGGCAGTCGGGACACACCGCATCATCCACTTTCGCCAGCGGGATGAACATGTCGGTGAAGTACCCACACTCGCCGTTACAGCGGAAGTCGTACAGCGGCATCACACAAGCCCGTAGTTGCGAAGGGTCATCAAAGCCGTCTCCAAGTCGAGAGGCTGTACGGGAACGGACTCTCGCGTAGCCCGAAACGGGCTGTAGCCCGACGCTGCCTTGCGTCGGTTCAGGTAGCGAGGCATCAGTTCAAGGTTGGCCAGATTGTTCGAGCCCCCGTTAGACAGGGCTTGCTTGTGGTCGACCTCGACGTTTGTTGGAAGCTCCATACCCAGAACGTCTTCCGCGTCCTTGCGCGCCTTGTTTCGAGCGGCGCGCAGAGCAATCTGCTCGGGCTTCCCATGGAAGTCCGCGTACTCCTTCTTGTAGTCCCGCGGCTTTCCGTTCTTCATGGCAGGGGTCTTCGTGCGCATTACGACTTACTCCCCGGGAAGCCGGGACCGCCCAAAGGCGTCGTCGGCTTCGGCAGTTCGATGCCGGGAGGCAGACCCCCGGCAACGATGTTGTCCTCACGCATACGGGCTCCTACCGTCTCCTCTTCGGGAGGGGCGGGCGGAAGCGGTCCCGCAGGTGCCGCCCCTTCTTCAGGAGGAGGAGGTGCCTGCTGTTGGTCAGGGGGTGCCAGAATGTCGCGCATTCCAAGCAAGTCGAGAAGCTTGGTGATGAGCTTGGCCTTGTCCACAGCTGGATTTTCCAGAAGCAACGGCATGTACTGTTGAAGCTTCTGCAGCTGTACGAGCCGGTGGTTCTCGGTCGGGCTGTACGGAATGGCGATGTAGTCAAAGTCCAGAGGCTTCTCGACCGGGTTGCGCCGTGGTCGCATGGCCAGCGTCTGCCGCGTCACCTGCAGCACTTCCTGGCTGTCCGTGAGCCGGATGGGCAGCACCGTGTTGGGGGGCAGAAACTCTTCGTAGAGCCCCACCACTTTGCCGGAGTTGTCGACAACGCAGTCTTCGACCATCTTAATCCGACGGCCATTGCGTGTACGCGTCGCCGTGTCCGCCAGCGCCACCTCGGTAGCAACGTCCGCCACACCGACAACACCACGGCTGTACTGCGGGATGCCCAGGATGAACTCGATGCCCGTGTTGCAGCGGTCGCGCATCTCACGGAACTCGGGAGAGAACGTCGGCACAGGCGTCTGCCCGATGATGTCCCGAAGCGGCGCGTTGGCCTTACCCTCGACGTTAATCATCGAGCCCGGTTGGTTGGCTTCCCGCAGCGCGCTCATCAGGGCTTCTGGGTTGTCGACCAGGGCCGTGTTGACCATCATCACAGGCGTCGAAGTGTGCGCGTGCCACAGTTCGAGCGTGTCAATCTCGTTGAGCCGTTCCTGCGAAGAGGCGATGAGCTTGATGTCTGACAGCCCGCCGAGGTCCGTCATGTTCTCGTTGAACGTGACCAGCGAGAACGGGTTGCGGACGTACCGGTAGGGCAACTCGCCCTCGAAGAGCGGGTCTTCGATGTCTTCGAGCACGTGGTAGTACTTGTCCGACTCGAAGTCGTACACCTCGTAGACCGTGACCCACTTGTAGACTTCGAGGCTAGCCTCGTTCACCATCGCGCGGTCGCGAACGTAGTCCTTGAGCCACGTCGGGTAGCCGCCGTAGTACGCTTTCGCGGCGACCGCTGGGTCGTACTGCGACGCCTGCCCCTCGCCACGAGGCTCGGCCCGTGCCGTAAACTCTTCCTTCGTGAGTACCGTGATTTCAACAAGGTACCGAATGTCGTCGAACTTCTTCGCCGACATGTCGAAGAACACAGAGCGCGGGTCTACGTCGAAGATTTGAACGGACTCCCGCTTGAAGTCCCACACCGTCTTCGTGAAGCCCCGTCCGCAGATGGACGCATTGGTTGCCGTCTTCCACAGGGTCGCGTGCAGGTTGTTCCGCCGGAAGCAGTCGTTAATCAGCGCTTCGCGGAACTGCGCGGCAGGTTGCAGAGGCTTCTGCCTAGCCATGACAGTGACTTGTGGGTTCTGCGGACAGACGTTCGCGATCATCGTGTCGATGTAGGCGTACGGGTAGTTCGTCTGGAAGTTAATGTCCTCTTCTTCCAGAATCTCCGTCGAGCCTGATGGGCGCTGGTCGTCAGAGCCCCAGTACTCGGCGACGTACCACGACCGCCAGCGATCCCAGTCGCGGCGCTCAATGCGAGACTTAGAGCGGTGCGTCTTGATGATGCCCTGGATTTGCTTCTGGGTCAGTCCCACAACTACACCTTTAGTCGGCGATAATCTCGTCCAACGCGTCTTGTGTAATGTAGTTTCGTTCTTGTACCAGCTTTCGCGCGGCAGCCATCGGACTCGCCGCATTGAGCACGAAGTCCCTAATTTGGGCACGCTGTGAATTGCTCAACTGGTCTGCCGTAGCAGGCTGACGCTCGGAGGCCCCACGGGCTGGAGCAATCAAGTCTAGCTGACGCTCCAAGTCTTCCCGCCGTCCCAACTCTTGGGCTCCTAATGTAGGCGCCGCAGCAGCCAGCATCAGGATGTCAGACAGGTCAGGAACAACACTAAAGGCAGCGGCAAGGCCCTTCGCGGCTGTCTTCGCTGTGCGCGCCGGATTAGCCGCCATCTCGGCAACACCAGCCTTGACACCGCTAAAAATCTGCTCACCAAGTCCCTTGGCTACCTTAGCTGCGTCTTTGTTTCCTTCCAGGGCCTTGAGGCGCGCGACAATGTACCTGTCAGCAGGGTCAAGCCCTTCTATCACATCGTCACTATGCTTCGCCCAAAGCGTCCCTTGCTGCCCTGTTTGGTACGGTGCAGGTCTAAGGTCACGAGGACTAACCACCGAAGCGTCCATTTCCGGGTTGAAGCGGAGGGTGTACCAATCTGCGGCGGGCACTCCTCTAGGACCCACTTTTCCGGTGCGCCTTGCTTCTTTGAGTGAGAAGTCGTCGTAATACTTGCGCAGGTCTGGGCCTAGATCATCTGGGCTAAGGTCGTCGATGATCTCATCAATCATCTGCTTACTGATACCCGCACGGCGTGCCGGCGCGCTGCCTCGCTTGCCCTCTAGAAGCTGCTTGACGTACCCAACCTGGGCACGTGAATCACGACCAGCAGCCTTCTGGTACTTCAGCTGTTGCGCCTCTTCCAGGCCCTTCTTTAGGTGCTCTTCACGTGCAGCTTCTCCGGTTCTGGTGGCAACGTCTGTGGCTACCGCCTTCCCCGCCTGCTCCGCTGCGCGTGCTCCTAGCGCAATAGCAGCGGCACGACGAGAAGGACTCAAATCGTCAAGAGACTCTTCCTCTTTTTCTGCCATCACCGCCTCCTGCGGGGATAACGTGCACGCACACGCCGCTTGTCTGACTTGTTACCAGCTTTGCGGTATTCCTGCAACTGCTCGTACGTCATGTCACGGAACAACACAACGTTCTCCAACTCTGGTGGCCGTTGGTCTTGCTTGTACCGTCGTGGCGCAGCCCTTGCGACCACACAAGCCAGCTGTAGAGCAGACACCTTGTCCCAGTGATGCCGGTCACGCCGCTTTCCCTTGCTCGTTGCGTTGAGCAGTTCAGAGGATGACGACCGCTCGGTCGACTTGTCCTCACGGTAGGAGCCCAGCTGCCCCACTGTGTCCGCGTCGTTGAGCACCATGCAGTCCATCAGCGCGTCCTGCAAGTAAGATAGCATCTGCGGGACAGACTTCACGGTCGCGGCAATACCGGGCTTGTACGCCTTCTCGTAGTACAAGTTCGGGTAGCCCATCTCTTCGAGCAGCGCGAGCGTGGCGACACCGACGCCATTGGACTCGACGCCCAGCAGGGCGTTGTTGTACTTGCGACCCACCTTGTTCAAACGCTTAGCGAAGTCGACTGGGTCCGTGTTGTCCCCGAAGCAAGCTACCTGCGTCCACTCACCGTCGTAGACTTTGAACACATGAAACGCCGCATGGTCCCGCGACGCATAGCCTGCCGGGTCCGCGCCGATTACGTACACCGCTCCCGCCTGGGGCTGCTCGTACTCCATGTACGGTGCCTTCCAGTCGCATAGAGCAGACTCTTCGTGCTTCTTCAGTACGTCGGGACGGAAGACACATCCTGCTGTCGCCACCCAGCACGACACGTCGTCGAACGGGTAGTAAACCTTGAACAGGTCTGGGTTGCGACGAATCTCATCGTCTGTCTCCATCATTAGACGACGGAATGCCAGG